CCTTCTAACGTGTGATTAAGACGTCAAGAGAGAGTGTACTCATCTCGCCAGAAAGACGAGATCGAGAATTTCCTGCACACAGTTTGCCTATTTCGGGCAGTGACTGTGAACCTGTTTCCTTTACCCATTCGTTCCTCCCAAATGTTCCACGGGTTGGTATCCCATGGCGTGTTTCGGGGCCTATCTCTAAGGTTATGCATCAGCTTCCTAAAAAAGAAGCTTTTGTCTTTCCTCAAAGGTAGGGGTTTCACCAGTAATCGGGGCCATCTAAACATACCATCCATCCGGTAATTCACCGTACATGGAATGGTAGTGTGAAGGTAACTGTCAAAATCCTCATCCGATAACGGACCTTTAAAGTTTTGAAGCTTTTCAGGTATCCATTTACGGATTAAAGAAAGGACTTTTGACTCATCCCCAATCCCATAGTACAAGTCGAGACTCCGTCGCAACCTATTATGGTCGCAAAAGAGATCAAAAACTGTCTGCGGGTATTCGGTGATAAATACTGGACGAACGTGTAATCCCTGGTACCAGTCGGCTCCACACGACTCTCGTACGGGTCCAAAAACGAAGGACTTATCGAGATTCAATGAAAAACCGGCTAAGCGAAGTGCCTCTACAACCTTGAAAGTCAGTTCGGTGGGGACAATTATATCGTCTCCATACACCGCAAACTCTTCGTGGTCAAAAGGCAGATCATCAGCTTTGAATACTGCAAATACCAACGCAGTAAATATCGCTGACTCCAACGCAAAGGTATATCCATTACCCATCGAGGAAATTTTCTCATACGAAAAAGTTTCCGTTTCACCCAGTTCCCCACAGGGGGAACGGAGAGCGACGAGGTAGGAATACCAATCAGGAGGCAACAGCATTTCGCACAATTTCAAAGAAATCGTGTCAGACGCTGCAGAAAGGTCCAGGGTGGAATATCCACCTGTAGTACCTCTCTTACTCCCAACCCTTGCCAGCTTCTGGTTCTTCACTTGGTCGTCAAGATTTACTCCGTACCGTTTTAAACGGCGACGGATGAAACCATCAACGCCAAGTTGGAGATACAGATTAATCGCTGGTTCGATTGCAATCGTACGCTCTGTTTGAGCGTCCTTCGGGACAAAACAGATCCGATTGCCTTTTACGGGTCGTATAACCGCTGACCAAAACACCTCTTCATCTATAGGATAATGGGTAGGAATGCCCATTCTTCTCCTGTAAGAATCTTGAAGAGCTCCGAGCCAACGTTGATCCGTTGCAATGGCGAATCGTGCATAAGGGATAGCATCTCGGGTACACGAGTATGGCCAATTTCTGTATTTTTCATACACAGAAGTAAGACCATTCTTAGTGTCGAGGTTGCTCCCCGGACCATGCCGAGCCATGTCCAACACTGCTGGGTGTGCAGGATGTGCACCCAACAATTTGCTGAGAAAGGAACGGGCGTATGTAAAAATATCTATAGCCCAATCCGTTTTTCCATTACAGAATTCCTTGTAACCACTATGGTTATAGGTTCTGCACGTGGCTTCTGCGTTAATAAATTTAAGTTTAGCAGTAGCCTCCCGTGACTTACGTTCTGTAGGAAATTGGTATTTCTTAATCAGCGACGCAATTTGGTAACGACAACGCACAAGTGGCGTCGTCAGTTCCTCAACTGGGGTTATACTCTGTAGACCCCACTCACTGCCTAATGCGAACAGTTTCTCGAGATTCCGCGAACGAACAATCGCGTGAACCCTCGAAACATCCTCATTTGGCAGAAATTGCGCAAGGTCCTCGGTAAGCCTTCCCAACAGCATCCAGGGGTAATCCTCTGGTACTTTAACCTTAACCTCGTTATGGGTTAAGTAGGAAGATCTCTTTCTCTGCCTGGACGGCTTTTGAACTTTCTTCAAAGCTACCTCCATTCATGATAATGATTATGAAAAATAAAATCAGCGCCAGAAGCTTTAGTATTAGGATAATTTCCTTATACTTCGGCCAACGGTACTTCATGATTACACCATAAGAGTCCCGTTAAGGGGCTCGATTATGGTGTCGGAGTCCAGGAGTGCGATCGCACGTTGTCTCATTTCGAGACGTTGTGCAGCCGTAGTACCGACCGGGAACGCAAACGAAGCTTCTACGATCATGGGCGCAACAATTTGTGCGACACCATCGTTGCCAGTAATGACAACATCGTAAGTGAACTTTGCGGCAGTTTTCGCAACGCCGGGAAAATTCCCCGAAGCTTTTGGAAACGTCCGGTAAAATGACAACTGATCTCTGTTTGCGAGTGTGTGGTTATCACCCACATAAACGCTCCGATTTTGGAATTCTTCAAATCGGGTAAAGTCAGTGTCCACAGGGGTGCCATTATTGGCAACATCCACCGCGAGTGTTATAACATTTGGTTGCATGAGAAAATTCTCCTTCCATTTGTTACCGCCTCATGAGGTTCTTCCCCATGATGACAAGGTCAATGAGTTTAAGCACATCCAATCTCAATTTAAAAGATGGAATTAAGCTCCTACTCGGGTCCGGATCACGTGTTTTTATACACGTAAACTTACTTTTGTAATAGTTCGTAAAGGTATCGTGCCAACTTATGTTGCGACGACCCGATGCGACCTGATCAAAAGAAAAGTCCTGATCCACCATTTGTACAGTCTGAATGAAGGTTTCCTTAACCGACACCCAGGAGGATAGGATCGTCAAACCAGCATCTGGTGTAAACGATCCAATTGTTTCACCGACATTGAAGAACCAATCAATGACGAAACTATATGGAATAAGTTCCCATATGGCATCGAACCCACCATCAAAATCCCAGTAATGGAGTTTTGAGTCAATGTGGATTTCGGTGAGCACTCCAGCTCTAGCCTCAACAGTATGTGCACTAGCGCGTTTGAATTTGTAATCAGCGATTAATCTCGCATGACTTACGTTTACAAAACGCCGTACATCTACTGTATCCTCGACTTTTGCTGTACCACTACTGTGGCCTCTAAACGTAAACCTATCATGTTTGATTTGCCCGTTAAGGGCATCAATCGAACCTTTTAGGTCATACACAAGAGGGCGCAGCGCATACCGCGCTTCCATCCATCGATCAGCAATCTCTTTAAAGGTGAGATTCTCTTTAGCTAGTTGTTTAAGCTCTTTTTGTGAGTGCTTAAAACCCCTAACATCGAGTTTACGGATAACTTTAATTATCCGTATCAACCTTTGAAATATGCTAATGAGGCTGGAAACCGTCTTCTCGGCTTCCGCAATCATGACAAGAGCCTGAACCTTAGAGGTTTCAGCTCGTGC